ATTCCTCATAGACTGAAGCAATACTTTGGTCTCAAAGCAGAATTTGAAAAGCACGAAGATCTAGACTTTGATTTACCCATTATTCAAATCATGTCTATGCCAAGAAGTGGGTCAACCTATTTACATAGGTGTCTAGCAACTTCTGGTATATTTCATGGACCTCAGTTCTTTGAGTTCCAATCTCCATTACCCATTACAACTGATTTAAACCGACAAAAGAAGATAGATGACTGTAAAAAGATTACAGATCTATTTCAGTTTAAATCATTTGGTGGTACGCATACAGTAGAGGCAGAAGATTATGAAGAAGATCCGCAAGCACTATTTCCACCCATGTTGGCGGACAGTATTCACTTTGCATTTCGATGTAGATCGTTTACTGAATACTGCAATGAAAGATACAAAAAAGACAATGATGCTCTCATATGGCAAAGATCATTTTATAATTTGCTATGGAGACATAAACAAACAGAGTACTTTCTCTGTAAAACCCCACTCCTAACAGCAAAGTCTGTAAAGTCATACAAAGAAGTATTCCCAAACAGCAAGATCATATGGATTACTCGAGATGAAGATGCACAATTAAACTCCTTACAAAATGCTTTGTATAACTACAGAGGATCTTATACTAACATCAGCGAAAAAGAATGTCTTTTAGATGCTTATAACATCAATAGATTTGCCAGATCGAGATACTTTGATATAGAGGGATCAGATCATATACATGTCACATATGACGAGTTAATACAGAATCCTATGCGAGTAATGGCAAAAATTTTCGAGTATTGCGATATAGATGCGACTAAATACTATGGCAAGATGGAAACTGGAATTGCTAACTTAGTTGAAATAAGAAAAGCATTTGGTGCGATTCCTCAAAAGTAATATGAGCGACGAATACTACGATATACAAAATGACTTTGGATTTACCGCAGTCGACAGTGACGAATTAGTCACAGCCACTGGTGAGTCCGCAGGTATTAATGAAGAACTAGCGAAACGATTAGAAGAAGTAGCAAGTTCTGGAGCATCTGCAGCAAGTTCATCACAACTCGCTGAATTAGATTCTAAGATTGATAACATGGGTAGATTGCTTTCCCAAGCATTAACTGAATTAGATAATGCCAAGGAAAACTCACTAGCGAGCACTGACCAACAAGTAGTATTATATAAGGATAAGTTGATTGAATTGGAGAAGATGATATTGCCTTTACTCTATAACCTTATGAAGAATGAGGAGAAGGAATATATTTATTGGCCATCAAGAAAACCAATAATCACGCAACAAATCGAAAACATTAAAAAACTCACTAGGAGTTAACATGACACCAGAACAGATTGTATATTTGATTTCTATAGTATGCTGTGCTATTTTTAGTTACAACAAAGGTTTAAGAATAGGTGCAACAGCAATGGTAACTGAATTGGCAGATAACAAGATTATAAGTAAGAGAGACTTAGAGAAATTTATAAATATAAAGATAGAGGAAATCTAATGAGAACAGTAGAAATGATAACAACATTTACATACACACCTAGTGATGTGGATGCATTTTATAACACAATGATCAACAATGTGTTTGATCTTAGCACTAAGAAATACAGATCAACAGCAACTTTCAATCAGAAAGATGAATTCAATGCTTATGTTGATGCAGGTGATATTGAAAGTGTTACCATAGAAAAAACAGAATCTGACACTAAAGTATTGCTTACAATTAAATGGTACAGTTCAGCATCATGGTTAGAATTTATGAAAGGTGAAGATCAATGGTTTGCTAAACTTACAGATGGTACATCCACAAGTATTCTACATACATATTTACAACAAAGAGTTGCTAATGCTATGGTCATAGATTACGATCATCAAGATACCGAACCAGCATTATCACATTACAACCTATTCAGCGATTGGGTTGGTGCACAAAAACAAAAGTTTTTAGATGATGGTAAATCTGCAGCATTTGCTCACACTGCTGCTGTTTTGTATGATGACAAACATGCAAACTTCAGTATCCCATCTGGTGGATGGGCATGGGAAGATTTTGCATAAGGTATAATTATGATAACAGTAATCACCAGATATTTTACATCTAATGTAGATAGTTACTATGAGCATTTAACCGAAAATGTAATGGATTGTGCAAACAAACAATATGTTGTTGATGTACTACCTATTTTTTCAGGTGCACAAGAGTTTAATGATATCGCAACTGCAGGTGGAATAGAATCCTGTGAAGTTACAAAAACTGCAATTAATGTAGATCTTAAAATAGTATGGAGAGATAGTGCACAGTGGTTACAATTTGCGAAAGATCATTTAGATACTGCTAATGGATTAAACACTCAACACAAATTTATCAGATCTAATTATGATGGTGATATTTTTTACAGTTCAGATGATGATGCTGGAACCACACACATAAATGAATACTTCGACTATGTTTGCGAAGTACAAGATGCAAAAGATGATTCTGATGATACTAAGTTCTACGCAACTTTGCCATCATCACACGATAGATATACAGTACCAGCATCTGGCTGGTAAATCTTAGTTACATTATGATCGAAGTGATTGACAATTTCATAAAAGATACACGCATACTTTCTGACATAGAATGGGATTCCTCATTCTGGAATAGAAAAGGTTTCTACTATTACTACAAAGGCACACCTGCCAACACTCTTAAAAAACGAATTATCAATTACATATGGTCTCGTTGTCCACAAAAGCATGACACAGTAGCATATGAATATTGGACGCACAAAATATATGCCGAAGGAATAGGAGTGCACAAAAAGAAATTACCACCCCATAGAGATACAGATGAGCAAACATATATAAGGGATAAAGTTGAAACACTCTATCCGAACTATGGTTGTGTGTACTACCCTGTTGAGAATGATGTAGAGGGTGGAAACTTAGTCTTACATTTAGAAGATGGCGAGAAGATAGAAGTAGAACCTAAAAAGAATAGACTTGTTTGGTTTCCATCAGGTCAAATAGATCATGAAATTCTACCAGTGACTAGAGGTACCAGATATTCATTAGCAATTAACACTTGGAATTATGAAAACTATACCATGAGAATGGGATTGGGTAATTACGAATGAGAGTTTTAATTATAGGTGGTAGAACAGGATTGGGTAAAGCACTCTATGAAGAGTTATCCCCCCAACATGAAGTACTCCGAACAACTAGAAGTTGGCAAAAGACGCAAAAACAAAGTATAGATAAATACATTCAGTTGAATCTAAACAATCTAATGCAAGTCCAAAACTTTGTAGACGATGCACCTGAAGTTGATGTAGTAATAGGAGTTGCTCATCAATGGGATAAAGAACGAGAAGAATCAGATTATATGATGACTGGCATGAATGGTGCACCAATCATGGAACAAAACTTATGGAAACTAAACGAAAGATTTACAGCAAATGTTACAGCATATATGGCAATCTATCGCGAGTATGTAAAGAGAGGTACACCCATTGTTCACATCTCTAGTATTGCTGCCAATCTGGATCATAAAGACAATCGTGTCTCTGCTAGTTATCGGATATATAAGTTATCGCAAGTGGAAATCTGCAGGTCCCTCAACGAAGAAGCAGGTGGAAAAATTCTTGTCCTCGACCCAGGAGTTTGGGGACTTCAAGACGAAATTGCGAAAATTAAAGCAAAAGAAATAGCAAAATACACTTTAAAGCACTCAACAAAAAACCTATAATATAACTATGAAAGATTGGGGTAGTTTGAACGATACATTAGAAGAACAGTTAAGAAGGCAGATTATCGCACTCAAGAAAGAGAACAAAACATTAACATCAGAAAATGCTGTTCTCAAAACCAATGTAAACCAATTACAAAAACTATACTATGAAACTCTCAAGGAGAAAAAATGAATATACATTACTTTGGTATGTCTGAAGCAGAAAAGTACATGGCAGACTTAGGAAGAAAACTAGTCAAGTCTGCTGAAGAAATGACAATAGAATACAACGATGAAGAATGGAATGCTGCTGTGACTGCTGGTGATAAACTTACTAGATTTGGTACAACCTATGGACCAAAGAGTTTAACTAAAGACTTCTCGAAAGAAGAGAGAAAAGTCATATTACAGTATCTAGATTACAATGGTTAACCTATCCCCTCAAGCACAAAAAACATTTGACAGAATGACTGAGTATCGTACACACTATCTTACGATGCCAGCATCTGCTCACACGATGACCATGAATGCTTTTGATGTACCCCATCTAATACATCTACATAAATTTACAGATGTAAAAGTTATACACAGCGACTTTAGTACCTATGCTTTTTTATGTGTAGATGCTACTATGCCCAGAAGCACTCATAAATTTAGAATGAAAGTAAGATCGTTTGTACCCAATGAGTTGATAGTTGATGTATTTACCACTTCAGGTGACCATATGTATACGACAATAGAAATCAACGAAGATTTAGAAGAAAATAAGTGTAAACACACCGAAATCTTCCTATATAACAAAGAATCTACACGATTTACACGACCTTTTATGGAGTCAGTGTTTAAGTCTAAGCAACCTATAACACATGAAGATGAAGTCATATTGGATCAAGTGACTACACATCTTCCCGAAGAAGGCATTGATCCCATTATGGATGAGTATATAAAATGGTACCAGAGAACGATTTAGTATTTTACGATGTTGTAGAGATGGATATCCCTACAAACTATATTAACATTACACGGAATGCTTTTGACATTCCTCATTTCACTTCAGTTCATGGATGGCAAACTGTAGAACTTGTAGACTTTGGTTATGAAGCAGGGCATGAGTTATATCCTCATACTGCTTACATAGAATTGTACTTAGGTGATAATCGTAATGACAAAGAAGGAGATGTGAATACTCTACCTCCAGGAAAGAAATCACTTATCAAGACTAGAAACTTTGACCCTTTCAATAATCGTATCGATGTATCAGTTGATGGTGTGCATTTGGTTACTGCTTTTAATAAACTTACAGAAGTTGATGAGTATGAAACTAGTTTATCGTCAGAGTTTTGGGTGCCAGAAGGATTACCATTATCTATTGGTAAACTATACGCAGAAGATGCTGTTAAGCAAACAGCACAAGACATACCCATATGGAAAACTATAGATCATAAACAGTTTATACCAACTACTGAATTAGATGAGTTTTATTTAGAATGGATCGGGAGGTTTGAATGAACATCTTTTACTTAGATAAAGCACCAAAGGTTGCTGCGGAATTACATTGTGACAAGCATGTAGTTAAAATGATCATAGAGTATGCTCAACTTATGAGTACTGCTCATCGTATATTGGATGGTACAGAGTACATGGACAAAACTGCGAATGGTAGAAACATACGCAGATGGTTACATGAGAACTCTAACTATGAGAATACACTTTACAAAGCATCTCATATTAACCATCCGAGTGCCAAATGGACTAGAGAATCTGCTTACAACTACAACTATGTGTACAAGTTGTTCTGTGCACTCTGTGACGAATACACCTACAGATATGGTAAAGTACATATGACTGATGAAAAACTCAGAGAACTACTTGCTATGCCACCGAAGAACATACCCATTAATCGTAAGTTCTTTCAACCACCACAAGCAATGCCAGATGATGTGAAAGAAGAATGTTCTATCATTGCTTATCAGAATTATTATCGAAATTACAAAAAAAGTTTCGCAAAATGGACTAATAGACCTATCCCAGCATTTATGTCAACCTAAATATTGGTATGGCAAAAACAAGATTTACAACAGAATGGTATTGCGATGAAACTGACGCATGGTATACGGATTATGTGGATGCAGAATCATATGAATTTGCTTCTCACATCGTAAGATTTCGTAGACCAGAAGAGCATGTCGTTGGAGAAATGTCTAACGAATTTACAATACCTGATGAATTGGCAGATAGATTGATCAACGCATTAGGAACAGGCAGAGATGTGCCTGTTGATATCGGTGACGATGTCGTAGATCTCATAGAAGAACTAGTTGCAAGTGCAGGTAGTGCTAAAGATGTAGACTCTATATTATTACAGATTGCAGAAAGCATGAGAAACGCAAGGTGAAGAATGCCAACATATACATTTTTAAATACTGAAACAGGTGATCTCGAAGATCACTTTATGTCTTACACTAAGTTAGACGAGTTCAAAGAAAACAACCCAACTCTAAAACAACAAATTGGTGCACCTGCTATAGTAGGTGGTCATGGTGATAGAGCAAAGACTAGTTCTGGGTTCAAAGAAGTCATGAGTAAGATCGGAGAAGCACATCCTGGATCTGAAGTTGCTCGCAGGTATGGTGACAATAGAACTATTAAGCAAAAGAAAACTATTGACACTGTCGCCAAGCATGTAGTGAAACAAGCAAAGAAGAAGTGACAAAAGAAGAACTTATAGAATTGATAACAAATCTTCATCCCGAAGATACAAAAGGAGAATTGACAGGTGTATTTATTGGAAGACATGGTGAGGTGGTCACCACTGATTCTATTAGGGTTGACATGGATGGGGGTCGAGTTATATTGGCTCAGAAGGGATCGGGCGAATCAGAACAGAATAAAAAGAACTGGGAACAAGAATTGGTATTCATAAGGAATAAAAAATGAGCATCAATGTCGTACAAATGTATTCCGCACTCAAAGAGGGTGCATGCAACATTCACTTTCGAAAGATAGATACAGGTGAATTGCGTATCATGGCGAGTACACTTAACAGAGATATCGCAGGGCATAGTAATCTACCAGAAAGTTTCAATCAAGACGTGCTGTCTGATCATTTAGTGGTATGGTGTTTAGATAAAGATGCTTATCGTTCATTTAGAGTGAGTACAGTTGAGCATTGGGAAGAAATAAAATGGCAGGAAAAGGAAGTAGACGAAGACCAGAAGTAGGCACAAAATATCAGGATGAGTGGGAAAGAATCTTTGGTTCTAAAGAACAAGAGAAACAAGATATCTTAGACGAACTAAATCCAGATAAGTTGCCAGATATAGAGAACATAAATGTATCCAAGTTTCGTAAAGTTTAAAAACATAGATATTCCCGAAGACGCAAGGATATTGTGGAAAGATATCTTTAGATACAAGTCTTCACCTGATGATCCATTCTGGGTCAAAAGTAAAAACAAATTCGCAACAGAAGGAACTACAGTCAAAGAAATTCCACAAGATCTAAGTGGAAGCGAGCATATGGAAAGAATTTATAAGTTGTTGCCAAGAGTGCTACTTAAACATATGTTTCCTGAAGTTGATTTAAGTATCTTTGAAGAACTCATGCCCCAAGCAGGTTATATGTATGCTGGTTCTAGTGTCACCGAGCACACAGATAATTGGATGATGCCAAAAGATCCACTCATATTAGCATTCACAGATATGAGTTTAACAGTAAACAAAAAGAGATATGAAGTAGCAAAGGGAGACATCGTATCTATACCGACCAACATTCCACACTCAATGGATCCTGCTCCTCATGATCAAATATGGGTAGCAGTTAGATGTGGTATAGATATAGCAAGATGTAGCATCGAACATCTTGCGGATATGTTTGAGTATGAATACATAGACTATCTGGATCTTAAAGAAATAAAGGGTGGATTAAAAAGACGTGGGATATCCTAAGTTTGTAAAATGGCGAAACATAGGTGAGGTCCCAGAAGAATCTTATCTATATTGGGATGGTGTTCTTAATTATGACAACGAAGATGGAGCAACTTCTCACACACGCATCAATCAAATCGTCACCACTGGATTATATAGACCCAGAGAAAAACTTATGGGTGAAGAGTGGTTTCGTAAGATCTATATAGATTACACTCAAAACTTTTTAAAATACACTGGTACATGGTTTCCTTATGGGGAAGAAACAATTGTTGTTCCTCAAGCAGGATTCTGTGGTACTGATCACTCTGTGCCCTTGCATAGAGATACAGTTTTTGAACCTGTAGATCCTATATTGCTTGCTCTCACCGATATGAAATTATTTGTACACGATACCACCTATGATATATACAAGGGTGATGTTTTTAGTCTTGCCACTAATCTACAACATAATGTTCCTAAACAAGATTATGATCAACAATGGGTGGGTGTTAGATTCAACACGCAGAAAGGCAAATACAATATCACGCATCTCTTAGAAGAATTAGAACACGAAGAATTATCTGAAATCACCTATACAGCACGAACTTAATACAGTATAATTATATTATGACATTTGATGAATTGTCTGAGTTTAATCTCAAGACTGAAACTATCGATGGGAAACGACACTATGTCACTCCCGAAGGCAACAAGTATCCTAGTGTGACTTCTGTCACTGGACTCTTAACCAAAAAGCACATACAAGCATGGCGAAAGAGAGTCGGTGAAAAGAAAGCAACTGAGATATCTAGTCGAGCATCTCGCAGAGGTACTTCTTTTCATACACTATGTGAAAAGTATCTACGCAATGAAGAGTTCGAGTTCGACAATCCCCTACAAGAAATGAATTTCAAATCTATGATCCCATTGTTGGATAAGATTGAACCATTTGCTATTGAGTCTGCTATGTACAGCGATCATTATCGTATCGCTGGTAGATGTGACTGTGTAGGTTTGTTTAGAGGTGAGTTAGCAATCATCGATTTTAAGACTTCAAATAAAGCAAAGACTGAAAGCAGAATACAATCGTATCTTATACAAGAGAGTGCGTATGCTGCATGTGTAAAAGAGATGACAGGTGAAATGCCTAAGATCATCGTGACTTTGATTTCTGTAGATGAAGATAGTTCTACTCAACTATTTGTTGATGAACCTGATCGTCATCTAACTGATCTTGTAAAACTTCGAACGCAATACTATAATTTGTATGAAAAAGTTTCATAAGTGCCTCTTATAGGCAATCATAAATTATAAATATAGTCCAAATTGGTTCAACTTTTTTATAATTTAGGAAATCATGTTAAAGAATATACATCGCGATTTTGTTTTCTGTTTACTTTTTGCAGCATTAACAGTGCCATTCATTTTAATAAATGGATGAGCAATGAGTGAGAGAAGACTACAAAAACTGAAAGACAATGTAGGGTTGCTCATGCTGATATGCATGTTTGGATTTTCAATCGCAGCAACCACAGGGTCTGTGAGTTTTATATAATGGCACAACAATTACCTTTGCCATTGAATGCTACGAAGGATGCTTCACCTGAAGAAGTTTCCGAGTGGGAGAAAAAGGATTTCTTCCGTGCTGGCAAATTCAGTGCAATGGTTTGCTTTGTTGTAATACCAGCAATTGTACAAGCAGTTGCTTTTGGTTCAATGCTGGTGATTTTTTATATTAATGATAAAATTTTTTAAGGTGATAGCAAAACTCCTAACAGGAGTGGGTACTGAGGTAAACGATATACAGTTGACTCCCAGTGCTGTTCTAATGGTAGCAATATCATTAGCATTTGCTTTCTTAGGAATCGTAATGTTGCTGATGTTTACAGCATCGTTACTTATATAATGGATAATTATGATACTATCAAAAAAGCAATTCTCTGAACAAGTTGAATCAAAGATTAGTAAAGGTGCAGAAGTCATCGATGCTATCTTAGGAGTATGCGAATCTTATTCTCTAGAACCTGAATCTGCTAAAAGATTATTGAGTGATGGACTCAAACAAAAACTTACAGCAGAAGCATCCAATCTTAATTTGATTAAGGGGAGCAAGTCTAGAGGAAAACTTCCCATATGAGAATACTCGAAAGATCTTCCAGATATTCAATACGAGAGGACTTAAAAACTAAGTTCGCAGTCCTCGTACATCTAGGAGATATGACAGAGCAGGAGTTTTATGACTTCTCCTTATCCATAGGTGATATTGATTTAGAATGTTATGATGATACACATCATCAAAAAGAGGTAAGTCGTATTGCCAACTCTACTCGAATGTCTGAGTTTAAACAGCAAGATTCTGAATCACGCAATGTACTAGCAAAGTCCAGTCTGCCAGGAATGGCAATCTTTGACTATGCTGGATTAGATCAAGAAGAAGATGTAGAAATAGGTCTATCTGGTTTTGGCGATATGAGTGATGAGTATAAAGCAAAAAGAGCATTGATCGGTGGTTTCAAAAACTGGCATGTAGACTTTCCACATAGGAAGGAACTTGCCGACATAGGAATTTTATATGCAAAGAATTATAAACCAACTCAGACAGATAGAGATGCCGATATCCACGGATACAATATTATTAATCCGAGACTTGGTGGTGGTTCCACTTTGCTTGTTGACTTTTGCTTGGCATATGATAAACATCATGATGCCTTTGCTGGAAAACATGTAGAGTTTTACTACTCCGAAGAGGTTGCTCATCCATTACTGAGATACAATAAGATACTTGACAGAGAGACACTGTATATCTCTCCTGTATCAGTATTGCCTACGAAAAGCAATAGTATCTTAGCAAATGAAATCTTTATGTTGTTGGTTAATGATGACGAACTACTATGGCAAGTGAATTGGGAAGAAGGTGATTGTTTGATATTTAACAACACTGCCTGTATGCACAGAGGTGCGTATCATAAGTTTGCTGGTGAAAGAACACTTTGGAGAACCACTGTAAAGTATGACTAGTCGCGAAGGATTTGATGCATACTGCCTTTACTTAGGGATTAAATTACATTTTACACAGGAGTCATACGACTATGTCAAATACAATGGAGTCGTTAAAGCAGACCTCAAGTCGTTTCTTAGAAGAAAGGATAAATACCACTTTGCAAAACTCGCAAGGAAGTATGGAACTGATCTCAAGTCTTTCCTCATCGCCAACCTTTCAGTTTCCGACCGATGGGTTGGGGAACTGCTGGGAAACGATTCAGAAATGGTATTCTCAGAATACAAAAAACGACAGCAAAGTTTAACCTATCTTTTTCAAAAAGAATTAAGTTCTTTGTCGAATAAATACTCTTTGGATGAATTGTTACAGGTAAAGAATGGACAACATCCTGTACTGCTTAAGCAATATCTAGCAAAAAAGGTTTCACCTGAAACTATGATACTGTTTGACGAACTTACTAAATACATAGCAGTTTGGGATAAACAAATATCTGAAACAATAGTCTGGAAAGAACAGAGTAAAAGGTTGAAGAAACATTCTACCTTTGTTTCAGGTGATCACAGTAAATTAAAAAAGATAGCAATGGAAATTTTTACATGAACAAGTATAATGATCTAAGACAAAACCTTATGATTTTTGATTTTGCTTTAGAAATGAGAAAGCAAACCTATGATCGTATTGCCGAAGGCAACTACGATTCTTTCAGCAGATGGTTGAAGACCAACTTTATGTTGAATAAGAAAGATCATATAGAATGGCAATTAAATGCTGAAAGACACGATGCTCGTAGGCAGTTACATAGTTTCACTGATTACGATAGAGGTGTCGTACTCGCTGTGTTCAATGAACCTGTTACCCTTGTACATTCTTCTACATCTTTTGGAAGATTGGCAAGTAAGAAGATGACCCATGTTCCTACTATTGTTGAAGAAGGTAAAAACACAAGTAATCATTTTAATTACACTGTAAAACCTTATCAACCTATGCTTGTGAATCTAAATGTAGCACATGGTGTGCTCAAGCATCAAAAAGAATGGAGTATGATCAGTCTAAGACTAGATTGGACAATGAGAGAATGGTTAGAATACATTCTTGCTATGGGACAGCAACAACAATAACTTTATTATGATCGCAAACATTATTGGTAATGGTCCGAGTAGGACGCAATTTGATTTAAGCAAACTTGAGAATACTTATGGGTGTAATGCACTCTACAGAGATTTCTCACCAAACACTTTAGTAGCAGTAGACATTCCTATGCAAATAGAGATAGTCAATTCTGGATACTATAAAGAGCATAGAGTAGCATTTGCGGATTGGGATGCTACTCCTATAGATATGCTCGAACAGTTTAAGATGATGTTGACTTTTGATACTCGTAACAATGAGATCACTACACATAATCTTACTGATGCTTCAACGCATTTTTTCAGTCAAGGATCCTCTCTTCAAGGAACGACTGAAATACTATGCTTTGAAGAACCAAACCAAATCACACCTTTCACTGATCCTTTATTAAGGGATCTTGTATGTGGTTCTACTGCTGTAGGATTAGCATGCTTGGAAGGTGCGACGGAAGTCAACTTGATAGGTTTTGACTCATTATGGAGCGAATCCTATGACAATATCTACAAGGGGACTAACAACTATGATTGGGAAGAAGAAGATACTTTCCGTGTATTAACTGCACAGAAAGACCAACTGATGGCGATTGTAAAACATTTTGAAAATGTTTCATTTAATTTTCAAAAGTCACTTACTGACACCCATGAAATAGAATATAATATACTTAATAATCAAGAAGAATGGGTTCTTGGCTCGGGATATGTAGACCGAATACCGATGTTCCCAGATTATGAAGTTGAATAATACAACGCAATACTTAGTAAATAAAGGAGAAATATATGTCATTTGCCGACTTAAAACGCAATCGAGGTTCACTCGATAAACTAAAAACTGCTATGGCTGATGCCGATGGTGGTAAATCAACAACTAAATCCTATGTAGATGAAAGATTCTGGAAACCAGAAATGGATAAATCTGGCAATGGGTTTGCTGTAGTTAGATTCTTACCATCCCCAGCAGGAGAAGAACAACCATGGGTTACTTATTGGGATCATGGATTCCAAGGTCCAGGTGGTTGGTACATCGAGAAGTCCTTGACTACTCTTGGGAAACAAGATCCAGTTTCAGAGTATAACACTCAACTATGGAACTCTGGTATCGAAGCAAACAAGGATCAAGCAAGGAAACAAAAGAGAAGATTACACTATGTGTCTAACATTTTAGTGGTATCTGATCCTAAGCATCCTGAAAACGAAGGAAAGGTATTCTTATACAGATATGGTAAGAAGATCTTTGAAATGCTAAAAGAGGCAATGTGCCCAGCATTTGAAGATGAATCACCTTTAAATCCTTTCGACTTTTGGGAAGGTGCAAACTTCAAAATCAAACTAAGAAAAGTTGATGGATTCTGGAACTATGATAAATCAGAGTTCGATCCAGTGACTCCTCTGTTTGATGGCGACGATGCTAGACTTGAAGAACTTTACAACCAACAATATTCACTGAATGGTGTGATTGATCCTTCTGAGTTCAAATCATATGATGAATTGAAAGAGAAGTTGGATAGAGTTCTAGGAACTGCTGTTTCTGGAGCAACTGCTGAATCTGTAGCACAAGATGCTGATGTAGATTCTGCTGATGCACCAGATCTTCCTTGGAATACAGCAGAGGAACCAAGTCCGAGTGTTGAACCAGCATTACAATCAGCATCTAACGATGATGATATGGATTATTTTCAAAGACTAGCAAACGATAGTTGATTATAAATAATCTTTAAACACTATAATGGGAATGAGAATCATAGTTGCTGGTGAGTTCTCATTTGCTCAGAGCGAAGGCAATGGCGATAAAAGTAAGACCATGGGGCGACTGAGTTTTAGGGTAAAGCAGTTAAGTGCGGGAACTGTTTGTCAAGAGCGAGAGATTGTGGGGCGACTTGACACTTTTTAATTTACAACAACAAAAAATATTATGCCAAAAGTGATCCAAAGAGATAAAGAATACTTCGATAGAATGCTTTCTAGATTTAGAAAACAAGTTGAGAAAGCAGGTATCATCAACGAAGTACGCAGAAGAGAGTTCTATGAGAAACCTTGCGATAAGAGAAATCGTATAAAAAGTGCTGCCATTCGTAGATCGCAGAAACAAGCAATGAAGAACCTATCCATGGCACATCGTGGTAGACTCAGAAATGTCAGATAATCGTAAGATACGATTTCATATTGTGGTAGAAACTGATTACAGTAATAGTCTAATCAACTATGGTGAGTTAGGTAAAGCAAAGATCATGAATGTTTTGAGCAGAGGAGACTTTGCCTATCGAGTAGAATCTGGGATTGACTTACCGAACCCATTGGGTCCAATTAATTATGAAAAAATTGCCGAAAGTAAAAGTACGCAAGGTCTCGCCGAAGAAGGCACTGACACAAATTCATAAATCTAAAAAGCAATACGATAGAAAGAAATTACATAGACCTGTTAAGGTAACTGATTGAATCTTCGTTCCTAGTATTCACTCCTGACACTATGGTGTTAGAACTTGTAACAATACTCGAAGTTACATTACCACTATTCATTACTGCATTCGTAGAACCCTGTCTATCCATTTGAGCATCAGCAAGATCATCTTCTGCTTGTGCTATTTGGAACCCACCAGATGGGGGATTTAAATCAAAATCATCTAAACTAATATCAAACGCATCACTAATGTCTAGTGCTGCTGACTCAGTTTTGCGTAAGAACTGATCATATAAATCACCCACACGATTAGAAGTATTTTCAATACCATCCATCTGTGCTTGTTTAAGTTCATCTAGAGTGATCTTCTCCTGAATACCAGCAGATTCGAGTGCAGCATTAAATGATTTTAATGCTTGTTCCCCTGTTTCTCGAGTGAATAGAACTTGACCTTTAATATCAACATCATCACCTGTACCACCCATGAGTTTAGTGGCAGTCTGCATCAACGATCGGGATTTATCTGCAGACATGACATTTGATGGACCTGTAATAAACTCTGGACCTTTTTCACCAGCAATACCAACTTGACCTGCAGGTATTCTACCACCTTCAGCAAATTCACCAGCAAAAGTCATGTCTGCTGGATTCTCTTCTTTCTTAAACCAATTAAGAGGATTGAGTTTAGATGCTAAACTTTTGATCTTATCCTTAACCCATGCACCTGCACTTGTGAGTGCTTCCATGATTTGTCCTGGCAATTCAGATAATCTAGTTGTAAAGTTTGACCATCCTTCACTTAATTGAGCACTGAAGTTTTCTTTCCATACAGAAAATGACTCTTTGAGAGCAGCAACTTTTTCACTCATAAATGTTGAGATGATTTCAGGAAGCATTAGAATCCCATCAGCGAGTTTTGTAACTCCTTGTGTCAATGAGAAACCTTTGAGCAATTCTGAAAACTTTTCAAATCCTAACTTGCCTGCAATCCATGCTATACCATCTTTGATTAAATCTAATGGTATGGTGATAGTGCCTTTGATGAATCCTTCAAATGCACCCACGATACCACCGAAGATTCCATCGGTTTTAATTCTTTCCATTGATGTTTTAACAGTCTCAAATGCTACGAAGATGAAATTGAGTGGTGCGAATAATTTTCCTACCACTTTTCCTATTGCCATAGCACCTTTGACGAGTCCTGCGAATGGTTTACCAAGTTTACTTACGATTTCACCAAATTTACCTGATGCAACACCGACTTTTTGTATGGATGTTCGTATACCACCAAAGAATTTGCCGATATTGAATATTGATTTCTGCATACGAGTAGCAGACTTGGATATTTCTTTCGTACCTTTTAAACCTGATTGAAATGCTTTATTGAGATTTGATAATGCGACTCTTACTTTGCCTATGGTATTTCTTATACCATTCATTACCTTATTGTTACGATTCAAAAGGTTTCGAAGTACTTCGAATATTTTATTGAATGTGAGTAATGGTAAGGAAAATAATTTTACTATTTTCCCACCATCTTTGGCTGCTTTGGTTGCACTCTTTAATCCCTGTCCTATGCCATACACAAATCCACCGAGCATCATGATCGGAGATGAGAGTAGATTGAATGCTGCTTGTAACTTAGTAGCAAGTGCTTCTAGAACACTAGCACCAGCACCCAATCCTAGATTTTTTAGATTTTCTTTGAAGAAACTAAAACCATCCTTTAAACCATTAAGAGCATTGGTTAACTCCATTTGATTCTCGCGAGCAAGATCCTGTGAAACTTTATTGT